CTTTTGAATGCTACCAAGGATTTTATGTGTGATAAAAAGATAATTACAACCTGCGTAAATATAAAAGCTGCTGGTACCACTATAGTTTATCTGAAGTTAACTGTTAATGCTAACTTCCGCCAAGACCCTACATTAGTAAGAGCTGATGTATTGGCTGCATTATTGGAATTTGGCTCATACGATAATCAGAAGATAAATGGCTCTATGAAGTTATCAGATATTTACACAGTAGTAAATACCTTAGACAGAGTAGATTTCTCTAATATCATAAGTATATACACTATACCTTATGCAAGGCCTCAGGATACCAATTATAATCAGTTAAACTGGGCAAGACAAACCTTAGAGACTTCAGCAGGTAAAAATAAATACCGTTTAGAGTACAATGGCTTAGGTAACTTTGCATTATCTTTAAATGGCAATTACATTCAAAATTTAACCTTAGGACAAAATTACACAGATAATAATATTGCATTTGAAATATTGACAGGTATATATGCTATAGGTAATGTATGGGAATTTACAACATACCCAGCTAATGTAGATATAAACCTGGATGACTATACTATTCCAACATTAGACCCTAACTACATAGACCTGACAGTAATAGAAACTACATCTACCCTTAATTGCAAACCTAACTGCCCAGATTAATGACATTCAGAGATTGGTTTTTTAATAAATTGCCTGCATATTTTAAACAGGAAGATAGCTATAAGGATGCTAATGGTGAGGGTTTGTTGGAAAGATATTTGAGGATTTATGGATTGGAGATAGATGAAGAAATAATACCCCAGATTGAAAACTACCTGGACATCATTGACCCTTTGATTTGTGATGAAAAGTTTTTAAACCTTATAGCATATCAATTAGGTAATCCTCCTGATTTTTTTGGCAATACAAGTCTTTATAGAAAGTTCTTATCAATAATCATTCAGATTTATAAGATAAAAGGCACTAGAAAATCTTATATACAACTCTTTGCATTATTAGGGTATACGGTGGATTTAATCATGTTTTACCCAACAGACTCGGTATATGATAACGAAGAAATATATGATGATGAGCCTTTGGTATTATATGATGATGTATGTGGTACATGTGTACCTTATTTCATTCTATTTTACCCGGAAGACACAGATTGCCAAAATCCACAAGTGTATTATATTCCGGAAGTGGGGCCAGATATATGGCAATTATTCAGAAGAGTTGCCTGCTTTCTGGAACCTATAAATGCTAAGTTATTAGGGATAATACCAACCCTACCAATATGTGAGAAGGTATCTTTAAGTATAAGCGAACAAGTTATCATAACTATAGAAGACCAAATATATTATGATGATAACAATGAATATGATGAAGACCCAGTAGAAACCTATGACCTTAATACAAGTAACACTATAACAATTAATTGGCCATGATAGAGAATTTAAAGCTTCAATTTTTTGGAGAATACCAGGTAACCCTTTATGATAAAGAGGGTAAAGTAGTAAAGGAGTATGAGTGGCAGCATAATGAGATTATAGCTAATGCTCCTATTATACTATCCCGATTAATAGGGGGACAACCCTATGCGATTGATAGAATTGCAGCAATAAAAGCTGGGGCATTATTATATGTGGCTGAGGTAACTTCAGTAACATACCCAAGCTTTGAAGAAACCCTATTCTCTGCTGTATTTGCATTGGATAGCTTTAATGATACAATGGATGAGCTTCAGTTAATATCTTCTAACGGAGGTACATTCTCATTAGTACCTGGTTTAAATATAACTAAGACTAATGCTCAAAGCATGGCTGTTCAATGGAAAATAAAAATGGGCTTCTGTGAAAATTTATGGATACCTTCTACAGCAACTTATGGATTAGGAAGTTTACCTATATTTCCTCCATTACGAATAAACAATATAGGTGGTAAAGATTATTTAATTCCTTAAACGTATTATAAAATGGCACAAACACGATTTCATAACTACAAAAGACCCGTAGTATCATTTGATGAAAACCAAAGATTAATGGGTATAGTTAAGTCAGGCAGATATGCTGGCTTTGATACTATGACTGCAGTTGCAGGGTTAAACTTTGAGATTGCCCATACAAAAACGGGTGTTCAAAAAGTAAAGCAAGATATGTCTTTAACTACTAAGACGGGGGTATTTATAACACCCCAAGGAACAATAGTAAATGAGGATGCTAATATTGCATTGTCTGTTGATACCAATGCAGGTAATGCTCAGATAAGAGTAGACCTTGTAATATATACACATAATCATGTGGCTGTAACAGGGGGCTCAGCTGCAGTACCTTCTATTGTAAAAGGAGCTTTAAACTCATTCACAAAACCTGCCTTACCTAATGCAGCTACACAAACTATCATTGGTATAATCTTAATTCCGGCAGGAGCAACAGATTTAACCACAGCTACCTATTTACCATCTACTCACCCTGACGAAAGAAGAAAAAGACCAGAGCTATACTCTGGTAGTGTAGCAGATATTCCGGCAGGGAAAGTATTATGTAACGGAGTGGGTTATGATACTGATTTAACACAGATACCTAATCTATCCGGTAAATTCATTGTAGGCTATGATGCTGGAGATGCAGATTATAATGCTCAAGGAAATGCAGGCCCTGTAGCTCCTGTGGATGCTAATGATTATCAGTTAATTAATGGAGGTAAGAAAGTTAAACAGGGAACTAATGCAGTAGGTTATCACTTCCATGTTGTAAAAGGGGGAATACATGGTGGTGGAGCTGGAAGTAATATAGTTACACAGAATGGTGCAAGCCCTTATTTAGTACACGAGGATTTCTTAACCACTACTGCTTTAAATGACAACTTATCCGAGAAGACTGGGTATGCGAATGTAGCAGCAATGGAGAATAGACCTCCTTACTATACCTTAGCTTATATTATTGCAGTTTAACAATATTGCTCTATTCTTTCATAAGATTTAAAATACTCTTTAGCTTCCTCTACAGTACTACTTACAAGCTTTCGTAATTTTTTAATATGGTTAATACCCTCTTCGTTATCAGGTAAACCAATATAGGTTGCCAATAACTTAGGGGGTATTTCTGTTATCTTAGTATACTTACCATCAATCTTTTTTCTATGGTATTCTAAGTAAGGTTCCAAAGCTGCAGGGGGATTCAAATCTACCTGGAAGACTGTATAGGCATCTTCATGTAAGCGTTGCTGCATAAATGCAAATAGAAGCATACGAAAGAGTTTATAGTTATCTTCGGGTATTCTATCTTTTAAAATATTATCAGCATTTTCCAATGAGCCCAAGTCTATGATATTTTGAGAGTATTTTTCTTTATATGCCTGACGTAATATACGGCATTTAAAAAATGAAAGGGCTCTTATAAGATGCCCCCTTAAAACATTTTCATTATGTACTGAGTAATATTTATTAAAGGCAAATATAAATTTAATATCAAACCAAGAAAGGAGTTCATCATAGGTTACTCCGAACCTTCGGTAATCTATGCCTGAGGCTAATTTTCTTTTTAATGGGGTTAATTCTGCATATAACTGATTAAAGAGTTTTTCATCATAGCCTTCTTGCATAGGCTTTAAACGGTGTTCTTCCATGTTACTATATTTAATTTGAATGAATTTTGAATGTAGTTACAAATATAATAATTAAATTTTATATTCAAAATACCCAACTAAAATATTTTACTGAGTAGCATAGTTACTATTATCTAATTAAATGAAATTCAATGAGTAAGAAGCCCACGGTTAAATTCGAGTTTGATAGCAATTTTCAGGAAGACATCTTAAAATACATAGTTACCGACGATTACGGGTTTAAAGCTCTTAACCTGATAAAACCTGAGTATTTTGATTTGATTGAACACACGGCTATTGCAACTGTACTTAGAAGTTATTACAAGAAAAATAAAAAGGTTATAAAAAATCCCAATGTTCTGACAGAAAGAATAAAGGTATTATTTAAAGATGCCCGATATAAAAAATTAGCTTTACCCGAAGATATTAAAAGTACTATGGGTTTAGTAGATAATTTATATAAGCATAAAGTTAAGGATGGTAATGACATCCTTAATTCATGTATGGACTTTGCCCGATATGTAGAGGTAAAGACTTTACTTGAGGAAGTAGACATCTTAGACTTCTCTGCCTATGAAACTTTTGCTTCTAAAATAAAGAAAGCAATCACAGTAGGAAATGAGTTTAAGGAAAGCAAGGGTATATTTATATTTGAAGATGCAGCTAAAAGGCTGTGGGATAGAAAATTCAAGGAAAATAGTTTTGAGTTCCCTATTAAGCAATTAAATAAATTAACCAATGGAAATGGCTATGGTAAGGGCTCCATTATTGTTGTAATGGATAGAGAGAAAGCTTTAAAGACAACCACCTTAGTAAATGTAGCCCGTAAATATGCTCGAATGAAAAAACGGGTAATTGTATTTGACTTAGACAATGGTGAGCAACAGTATGGAGAGAGGTTTGACCAATCTTTATTGAATATAACTAAAAAGGAATTACTGTCAAATGAACATGATGATAGGTTAATGAAATTGTATAGACAGTTTAAAAGGCTGAAGATTGAGATAGTAATAAAGAAATTACCCGCATATACAACGAATGCTGACACATTAAGATATTGGCTTGATTATTATTATAATGAGCATGGTATAAGGTTTGAATATATGATTATTGATTACATCGGGAAAATGGGTTCATTGAGTGGGGCAAAAGATGATAATCAAAGGATTTCGGATGCTTATGTAGAGGTAGATAATGTAGCTAATGAATATAATATCATACATACCTGGACGGGGCATCACGTAATACGGGGTGCATACGAACGAAGGAAAACTAAATATAAAGAAGGTGACACAGCTAAGTGTATTGATATTAATAGGCATGTTCACATGATGTTGGGGATTCAACAAAATGATGTAGAAGCTGAAAAAGGGGTTATACGATTAGAAATAATTGTACAAAGGGATGGGCCACCCGCAGGAAGAGTCTGGTTATCGGCTAATCCGGAATGCCAAAGAATTGATGAGTTGCATAAGCAAGAGATTGAAGAACTGGAGGCTTTACACTCCCACTCAGACGATGAAGAGCCCAAAGAAACTAAGAAACCTAAGAAAACCACAGGGGATATATAATGTTTAATAATAAGATAAAAGGCAAGCTGGATAACTATTTCAGAACAGAGCATCTATTAAAGGACTCTACGAATGGTTACATAAGAGGAAATTGTCCTATGTGTGGGGGAAAGTTTTCCTTTGGTGTAAATATAGAAGATGGTAAAACCAATTGCTTTAAGTGTGATTACAACCAATCTCCTATACGATTGATAATGGAATTAAAGGAGTTTACAAGGTATGACCAATTAACCGCTTACCTTAATGATTCTAATAGCTGGGATTTTATACCTATAATTAAAAAGGATAAAAAGGTTAAAGTAAAGCCCGTAGAGTTGCCCCCTTTTTATAGGAGCATAAACTCTGGGACAAGCAGATTAGCTAAATCTGCAAGGGCTTATATGAAAGGTAGGGGCTTTGATTTGATTGATTTAATGTATAGGGGTGTAGGTTATTGCTATGACGGAGAATACTTGGGCTATATAGTTATACCATATTATAGAGATGGCCAATTAATATATTGGAAAACACGCTCATATATAGGAGGCAAAAGCTTTAAGAACCCCGATGAAACAATGTTTGGGATTGGTAAAACTCAATTAATATATAACGTTGATGCATTAGGTATTTATAGCAAGGTAAATATTGTAGAGAGTGAAACTAATGCTTTAACCTTAGGGGATAATACAATCGGATTGGCAGGGAGTAATATAAGTCCTTGGCAAATGTCTTGTTTAATAAAATCCCCGGTGCAGCAATTCAATATTATATTGGATAAGGATGCCCAGGGTAAAGCATTGGACTTAGCAATGAAGTTAACCCAATACAAGAAGGTAAAAAATGTTTCATGGGAAATAACTGAAAAAAATGAAGATGTGAATGATATGGGTAAGGCAGTTACTAAATGGTTTATCAATCATACTCCTTTGAGTACCTACTCCGATTTATTCCGAGAGAAATTAAATTTGAAAAAATGACAAGAGAGCCAAGCATACACATTACCCGTAGTAAATTAATTAGTATACTAAAGAATACTAATCTAAATACTACAAAAGAGAAACTAGCAGATGCCATAATGGTTGCCAGTCGTAAACATACTTGCTCTAATAGAAGCATAATTACGAATACAAATAAGATAATAAAGGACACAGAGAAATTAAAGCTTACCGGAAATTTAGAGGTATTTGAATTTCAGACCATTCTTAATAAAGTAAGAAAATCGTTTAGGCATGTAGGAATAACAACAATTAAATTAGGTGGTAAAGATTGGTTAATATTAAAGGAAGCTGCATCCAATGCCATAGAGTTTTGTAATAGCTTTGAATTGGGTAAAAAAGAGGGTTTCGTTATATATTGTAAACTCGGTATAGTTGATATGCAGAGGTTTAATATAAACAAATTTAATGGGTTACATGCTAAAATTTGTGAGAAATACCAGGCTGAGTTGATTATAGAAGAAGACCCTTATTCTGATACTACCTCAAAAGGGCATAACTATTATTGTAAACTGATTGCAGAGAAAATAGGTTTAGCTGCAAATTATTTGGATGACCCTATTAATTATAGTTTTTTTGTAAAGGCTACTCAGGAATGTTTATCTGTCGGGGGCAAGATAGATGATTATATGAAAGGCCAATTTGAGGATTTTGCTTGGAGAAATGATTATCCATATCCTTCTCAATTAGCTGGACCAAAAGCAAGAGATAGATTTATTAAATACGCCTATAAAATGAATATTCAACTTAAAAAGGTAAAGGTATGAAATTATTAGTAAATAACAATAAGACCAAGGTAGATGGGCCTGCTAAATTAGAATTAGCTTTATATAATGCCTTTGCTATAAGACATCCTAATGCTTTTCATTTAAGAGCATACATGCCAAAGGGTTGGGATGGAAAGGTAAGGTATTTAACAGACTCGGGGTATATCTCCACAGGATTGCTACCGGATTTGATTGGTAAGATAGATTCAATTTCAAAGGGTAAAGAGAAAATAAAGATTGAATATGCAGCCCAACAGTTGGAGGAAGCAAGGTATAGAATACCCAAAGAGATTAATGGTTGGATTGCTCGGGGATATCAGTTAGAGGCTATAAAGAGCATAGTAGACCGGGAAGTATTGGGGCAGCCATATCCAAGGGGTATAATAAAAGCAGCAACTAATGCAGGTAAGAACTTAATCATAGCTTACCTTTATAAAACCTTTAATGTACCAATGATTCTGATTTTTAATCGTAAGGAATTATTTGATACTGCAATGGAAGAAATCCCTAAAATTTTAGGGGAAGATACTGTGGGCTTTATAAATGCAAAGGAAGAGAAATGGAAACCCTTTATGATATGTATGGCTCAGACCTTGAATAAAAGAATGGCTGCATATAAGAAAAAGCTTGGAGAATTTGAGGCCTGTATAGTTGACGAATGTGACTTAGCAGATAATAAGACCTATAAAAATATTATAACAAACTTATTCAATACCTATATAAGAGTAGGGCTTTCTGGCTCTTATAGTGCATCCCCATTAGCAAAATATAAGGTAAGAGATACCAATATAAAAGCCTTCTTCAGTGGTATTGTTTATGAGATAAAAAATACAGAATTACAAGGCTTAGGATATTCATCCGATGTTGTAATTAAATTCCATAAAGGTAATGTAGATGTAATTGAAAATAATTACAGGCTTGAATATGAATATGGTATAGTAAGGAATAAGGCAAGGAATAAGATAATATTAGGCCGAGTTAAATACTATGCGAAGATTAAGAAGTTACCTGTATTAGTGGTAGCTAAGGAACACAGACACTTAAGGAAACTTCATAGATTAATATCAAAAGCCTTTCCAGATAAGAGAGTAGAGGTGGTACACCATCAAACAAAAAATAGGAAAGAGTTAGTAAAGGCATTTGCAGATGGGTTTATTGATATATTAGTGGGCTCTATGATTGTTTCAAGGGGTAAAAATTTCCCATTAATGGGTGCAATGATAAATGCAGGTGGTGGAGATAGCTCTGCTAATGCTCTTCAATTATTTGGTAGGATTACCCGAAAGGATAAAAACCAGGATTGGAAGTTCTATGATGATTTTATGGACGAAGGTAACTATCTACGAAGGCATTCAAGACACAGGTTAAATACCTTTAAGCGGGATAACCTCGAAGTAATTGAGTTGTATAAATAATAAAACTATTATATATTGTATGGCAAAGAAAATTAAAAGAAAAAAGAGAGAGGTTGCTATAAAACAAGTAGACCTATATGATGCTATTGATACTGATAAATTCGGTACTGAAGATGACCCCTGTTTTGGTAAGCATTTTGACCCAAAGGAAAAAGAGTGCCAGGTTTGTGGGGATTGTGAAATATGCTCTATTATAATGGGCCAAAAATTACATCTTCAAAGGGCGGCTATTGAAGGTGAACAACAATTTAAAGACCTCGCAGAGAAAGACCTATTAAATTCACCTATAAATATTATCTATGAGCGATTAAGAAGAGCTGAAGGTAAATGGGTGAGTATAGAGGCCTTAAAAAGGGAATTGAGGCGCAAGGGCATAAATAGCAAGAAAAGATTAAAGTTAGAAACCGAAGGCTTCTTTGAACGTCTATTTAAAGACGAGAAGCTAAAAGGTAACAACGATAAAACTAAATTAAAATTAGTATGAGTATCTTAGACGTAAAGGGTATAGATGTAGCCCCCATGCTTAATGGCAAAAGCTTAGAACATATCTTCCGGTTACAGGAAGATTTAATGTTAGGTTACCTCGAAGTAGAGGCTGACTTTCCTAAATGGCCCTTAGACTTAAGGCAAAAGAAAAGCCATCATTTTATAAGGGATTTAATGGGTAGAATAACTGAAGAACTTATAGAGGCTTCTGGTAAATATGAAGAGCTTAGTGAAATTATATTAGCTAATAAAAAATTAAGGCCTGGTGAATTATCCGAAGTATTAGCTGCATGTAATGAGGAAATGGCAGACTCATTTCACTTCTTTATTGAGTTATTAATTTTCATAACTATTGATGATAGTTCGATAAAAGCCTATTATAAAAAATGTTTTGAAGAAAACCTAATACCTGAAAGTATATATAATGAGGATAATATATTGGGTACAGCTTTAGGCTATGCCTTATATTGCAATAATAAAATGGGTTTAAATTTAAGGGGTATAAATGTAAAAAGTATATCCCCAGATACCCATCATTTTGAGGACAGTAATTGTACCAAAGGCTTTAGGAATTTTCATCCGGGGTATCTTAATAACCTTGTTCAGATAAATTGGCTTCTAATCAAGAAATTATATATTGCACAAAATAAGAACCTTAAAAATAAACCTTGGAAAAAACAAGAAAGTGAAGTTAATATTGGGCTATTTCAATTAGACCTAATGGAGGCATTTTTGTCATTTATGCAATTATTGGTTTATTTAGGCTTAGATGAAATGGCAGTGTATGAGATTTACGCTAAAAAGAATATCATAAATTTAGAACGACAAAAAAATAATTATTAATATGTACCCAGGACAGACTTACTTAGAATTTGATGATTTGTTTAAAGCCTGGAAAGGTATTAATATTTTCCTTGCAACAAAGGAAAAGGAAATAAGGCAGACGGGTAGGGGCGGAGTATATGGCCCAGCCATAATGTCTTATAATAACTACATAAGAATTAAATCTGCAAAGAGCAATAATGAAGATTGGGATATTGCAGTTAATCTTGGCTATACCATCAAAAAATGGACAGCATTAGTAAGGAACTATGTAGATATGAATTATCTTGACTTAGTTAAAGCTGAAGTAGACTCGAGAGCTGCCAAATCAGCCCGTAGCTATAATTATTCAATGCACTTCAGAAATAAACATGGGTCAGGTAAAGATTGCTTGGTATGTTTGAATTTCTGTAAACGATTAGGGGTAGAATACCCTATGGTAATATTCACAGTAAGGACATCAGAGGTAACAAAGCGATTGATATTCGATTTTATATTGGTACAAAGAATTGTAGAGTATGTATATGGGCCTGATGCTCATGTAGAAATTCATTTCTCTGCACCCACCATGTTTTTGAATTTTGAAAGCTTTTGTTTATTTAATAATGTTAAACCCATTGAGAAGATTTTAAGAAAGGTACCAAAAGAAGATAGGGGTACAGCCCATGTAGAAATAACCAAGGCTATGAACTATCTTATGAATACTCCACCCCAAAGTATTACCTGGAAATCCAATCGTAGGTCTGCTGAACATATACAGAGGGATGAAAAAGGTAGATTACTACATAAACGCTCAGGAGTACCTTTAAGTAGACTGGTTCTACCCATAGCAAATTTATTACCCAAAGAGGTAATAACAAAAAGAGAGAAGACTATTTATAATAAGAAATTGAATAAGAAATAATGATAACCACTATATATCCAAATTTCACTACAGCCATTAGGGAAGTACAAAGAAAACTCCTAAACATAGGTAGAGTAGTTGAATTAGAAAAATGGCAATCTATCAATGTGAAAGATACTCCAAGAGGTAAAATGTTTGAAGCATTACATATATATTTCCAAGTTCATATCCCCGAAGAAAGTAGGTGGGTAGAAGATATTAAACCTAACGTTGAATGGGCTTATGAACATTATAAAGAAAGGGTTTCGGGTTTACCATTAAATCCCCCACCTTCTCATAAAATTTGGCCTTATGCACAAAAGGACAATGCGGAATTTGGGGGTGATACTCAATTCAGTCACACATACCCCGAAAGAATATGGCCTAAATATGCGGGTAATAGTAAAATACCTAGAAAGGGCATAAGATATGAATATGGGGATTTGAATGATGTTATAAACCTATTGAAGAAAGACCCCTTAACAAGGCAGGCATTTCTTCCTATATGGATGGCTGAAGATACAGGGGCTGCACATGGAGAAAGAGTACCCTGTACAATAGGCTACCATTTTATAAGAAGGCATGGATTTTTACATGTGACATATTGGATTAGAAGCTGTGATTTTTTAAGACACTTTAGGGATGATGTATATTTAGCTTTAATGCTTGCTCAGTTTATATTAGATGCCCTTAGAGATTCTGATAAGAATTGGCAAGATGTTAAATTGGGTATATATACTATGCATATAGTAAACCTGCATATTTTTGAACCAGAGATACACCTATTAAAAAAATAACATGGATAACAAAAGAATTTCAAGAGTCGAGTATTTTATAAACTCGGCTCTTTTAGTATCATTGCGAAGCGGTTGCCGCAGAATGGCAGTCGGGGTAGTTGTAGTTAAAGAAAATAGAATAATTGTTACTGGGTATAACGGCCCACCCATGGGTTTTAAATGTGAAGCTTCCCAATGTAATATTAATGAAGCCTGTACTCATGCAATTCATGCTGAGGCCAATGCCATTTATTTTGCTTCTAAAAAAGGCATAAGTTTAGAAGGCTCAGTTATATATTGCACCGATAGCCCCTGTAAAAAATGTGCAGAAGCAATATTACAATCAGGTATATTGAGAGTTTATTATTTGAGAGAATACCGTAATACGGAGGGTATAGAACTACTAAGGGGTAAGAATATAGATTGTATAGATTTAGGAAAAGATGAAAGCATAAAAATACTAATACCAAATGAGACACAAGTTTAAATACGCAACAAATTTACAACAGGTACAAGAATTGGTAGATAATGTTAAAAAGACAGGCTACTGTTCTTTTGACTTAGAAACCAATGGTAAGCCTTATTATGAGGATGATAGCTTTATAACCATATTTGGTATATCATTTCAACCAGGCTCATCAGTGGTTATTCCAATACAACATAATGAGAGTAAAATACGAAATAAACCCAAAAGAATAAAAGCTATCTTTGAATTATTGCGTAGGGAGTTATTTGAGAATCCTGATATTGTTAAAATAGCCTTCAATATTCAATTTGAGTACCAATGGCTTAAAAAATATGGTATAAATATATATGGTAGAATATTTGATGCCATGTTAGCAAAATACCTTTTAAATGAGGAAAGACCCAATGATTTAGGTTATATATCGGGTTTATTATTTCCTGCCTTTGCAGGCTTTAAAGATGAAACAGAAAAATTAGCTAAGAAACATGGCTGGGCTGGAATACCATTAGATACACTGAGTGAAAGAAACGCATTAGATACAGACCTTACATTAAGGTTAATGTTTTACTTTGAACCTAAATTAATTAAATTAGGTTTATACCAATTATTCAGAAACCTATTAATGATGGGTGCCCGTAATTTAGCAGAGTCATCCTACTATGGAGTAAATATAAACCATGGCTATGTTTGTGAGTTGGATAAGAAATATACCACGGATTTAAAGAACCTTGAGGAAAAGATGTTAAACTTACCCCGATTTAAAAGATATTTTCAAAAGAGAATTAAAAGGATTAAAAGGGGCTTAATTGAGAGCTTACAAGCTGAAATAGAAGACCTTTATAAAGAAGAAAGAAAGACTGGGAAGAATGTTGCTAGAATGGTCGCTGGGCGGGAGAAAAAAATACAGAATTATATACAAGGCATATTCACTACTAAAAAGGAATCAAAGCTCATTGAGAAATTCAATATAAAGAGTGATAAGATGCTAAGGGATTTTTTCTTTCATTCCAAATCTGGGTTGAGATTGCCTATAGTGGCTTATACTAAGAATAAAAAAACTAAGCAAGAAACTAATAGCCCCTCTGTTGCAGAAGACACCCTACTGTTATTGAAAAGCTCTGATAAGAGTGGGTTTATTGATGAGCTATTAAAATTCAATAAGCTGGAGCATTTACATTCTACCTTTGTTAAGGGTACTTTGGAAAGAATATCTACTAAATCAAAAATGCATACATCCTATTTAATACATGGTACTGTAACCGGTAGATTGAGTTCTAAAAACCCTAATTTACAACAAGTACCCCGAGTAACAACAAATCCAGATATAAAAAAGATGTTCATACCTTCCAAGGGCAAATTAATATTAGAGGTCGATTATTCACAGGCAGAATTAAGATTGGTAGCTGAACTTGCCAAAGAAGATGTAATGATTGATATCTTTAAAAGGGGCTATAATATTCACGTTGCTACAGCCTGTAAGACAAATGGGTGCTTAGATAGGTATGAGGAGATTAAGAAAATCCTTAAAGATGAAAATCACCCAGATTGGCTTTTTTGGGAAAAGGAAAAGAAACGTGCAAAACTTATTAACTTTGGTATTTTATATGGACAGACAGCTAAGAAGCTTTCAGTTGAGTTATCGAATGCATTGGGAAGAAAGGTAAGCTTTGCTGAAGCTGATAAATTTATCGAGGGTTGGTATAAACAATTCCCTAAGATTAAGAGATGGATTAGTAAACAACATCGTACTGCCAGGGAAGAGGGTTATGTAACTAATCTATTTGGTAGACGAAGAAGATTACCTAATGCTCAAATGAGTGAAGCAGAGGCTAAACAGTCGGGTTTATTTGGATTTTGGTTAGAGGCATTAAGACAATCGGTAAATGCTCCAATACAAGGCGCTTCATCTGATTTAACCCAATTTGCATCAGTATTAATAAGAGAGAAAATTCTTAGGGGTGAATTACCTAAGAACATGAGGCAAATATATACTGTACATGATAGTATTGGTTATGAAATTAACCCAACTGATATTCATTGGGTGGTTCCTATTATCATTGAGATATGTGCTAATCCAGAAACTAAGAAATGGTTCAATTTTGAACTAAAGCATGTGAACATGAAGGTATCTCCAGAAATAGGGATTAACTGGGGTTCACTTGAAGAATATGAGTCGGGTAAGGATTACTCTTTACTTTTAAAAGCAGTATAATTGGTTACTATTAAATATAAAAAATCAAATGGATATAAACCAATACCAAAAGGAATATGCGTTAGCAATTAAGAGCACATTTAAACACCCTATTGAGGGTGATTTAAAATTTGGCAGAGTATTAGACTCTACTTGGGGTAGAAGCTTAATAATAATGGACTCTACAAATGCCATTGCTGCTGAAGCTGGGGAATTAGCTAATATAGGTAAAAAAATATACAGGTTTAAAACTTTTGGGTATAAACCAGAAAAATATGGCCAGGTGAATGAAGAAGACCTAAAAGAGGAATTTTCAGATGTATTAAGTAATTGTTTTGATATGGCCTGCAGAATGGGTTGGAGTGTAGAGGAAATATTATTACAGAAACTAAAAGAAAAACAGAGCAATGGGCAAAAGTAGAATTTTAAAGAAAATAAAGGAAATATCTAAGCTTCTTATAGAAATAAGAACCCAGTTTGAGGGATTATCAGAAGAAGACCAAAGGGGGGTAGATAAGGGGTTTAAAAATATCTACAAGAACACCCTAATACTAAGGTACAAGAATGGCTTAATGATTTGGAATAAACATCAATAACATGGCAAAGAAGAAAAAAATAGCTAAAAGACGTAGGGTATTAAATATTCTAACAGACTCATTAGATATGCTGTATAATGGGTTAGAACTAACAGCTACTCTACCCGATGAAGATATACGTTGGGTATCTGAGAAAACAAATAAGAAGCTGTTGGAAATAACTCAGGTTATGTCAAATACAGATAAGATGTTGGGGTTTAGTGAAAAGAAATTTTATAAAGAAATACCTAAACCAAATTTTGATGACGATTTACCATTTTAAAAACAATAACACATGAGAATTGCATTAGCAGGGCCAAGCGGCTCAGGAAAAACAACACTGGCCGAATTTCTAACCAAAGAGTTCGGTATACCTTTTATCTCTAACTCAGCTTACGATGTACTGAGTGTAGAGCAAAAAGAAAGATTAAAAGAACAGTATAGCTATGTTGGTTCAGGCCATAGAAACGTAATACAGTTGAGCCACACTAAGCCTGAATTTGGTTTAGATTTTCAAAATTGCTTATTACATAACAGAACCCAATTATACCGGGAAAACCCGAATATGATTGCAGATAGAAGCTTCATTGATAATGTAGCTTATTATTTAGCTCAATGCGGAGCATATCAACCCGATGAAGTTACTAAGGATTTTATAACTCGAGCTATGTTGGCTATGGATGAAAATATAGACCTCTTAATAAGAGTGAGAGTTTGTAATCCTGAAGAAACCGGAATTGAAAATAATGGCTCAAGGGTTGATAGCTTAATTTATCAAAGGCAAATGGATGTTATATTTGAATTTGCCATGAATGAAATGATTAAGATTAAGCCTGACACAAAAATAAAGCTGTTGGTTATTGACTGGTGGGATTTAAACGAACGTAAAGAAGTTTTGAGAGAGAAGGTGGGTGAGTTCATTGAAGACTATAATAACAAAGGTTAAAGATAATAAAAATGTTAAGAAAATTAATACAGACATCCTCTATAATGGAGGTAAATATCATATATAATGGTGAAACCATAAAATTCAACCTGAATGATGAGCTTAAAATCTCTGAAACAAAAATGGCAAATGAATTAAAGGAACAGCCATCTATATATGCCTATATTTCCATCTTACATAAGAAGCTTATAATACAGCATGAAAGTTTAGAAGCAAAACTAAGTAAGATGTTCGGAAAGTTATTTAATAACTATAAAGCTTCAAAGACCTCAAAGCATTACGAGCAGACACATAGACCTCCGTCAGAAGATATTTGTAAGCATTATGTTTTAGGTAATAAAGATTATACAGACCTACAAAAAAAGGTTTTAAAAGCTAAGGAGGATATGTTGACTCTGGGTAGTATAGTTAGGAGTTTTGAACAAAGGGCTGATTTAATGCAGACATTGGCTGCAAATGCCCGAAAAGAAAGGTTATAAATTATTTATTCATTAATAAAACATCAATAACATGGCAAAGAAAAGCTTAAGAGAAAGGCTGCTTGAAAAACAAGAAGCAATGAAAAAAGGAAATGGAGATTTCGATTTCTATATTATCCCTGCTGGAACAACCCGTTTCAGAGTATTACCATTTGACCAGGAAGCTGGGGACTTCAGTATTGAAGCAACTACATTTTACTTAGACAAACAAACCATTATTTCTCCGGTAACATTCGGGGATGATTGCCCAATTATGGAAGCATATAATGAATTAAAAGCTTCTAAAGACCCCGATGATAAGGCATTAGCTGAGAAACTTAAACCTAAGAAAAAATATTTTGCACCTGCATTGAAGTATAAAGATACTAAGGGCCAAGAGCTTGACCCTAAAGGAGCAAAATTGGTGGCAATGCCGGGTTCAATAGGAAAAGCCTTAATTGATTTATTTTTAGAGGAAGAGGCTGGAGATTTCACAGACCCTAAAAATGGTTATGATACTAAGTTTAAAAGGACCGGTACAACTATGAATGATACTGAGTATTCGGTATTACAGTGCAAATCTACTCGATTACCCAAAGAGTTTAATAAAATCTATTCAGCAGAGGAAATGCTTAAAGAGATTACTAAGCCTTATGAAGAACTTAAAGGTTTATTAGAAAAATTCCTTAAGTTAGACCCGGAAGGTGATAATGGAGACCCTAAGAAAAAGAAAAAAGATAGAAACCCTGAAAGAGACAGAAGCTCATCTAAAAGTAGCAAGAGCTCAAAATCATCTAAATCTAAACGTAATAGAGGCGACATCTAATGGCAAGAGCAACCAATAAGAAAGGCAGTGGGGGAGGAGACTCCCCCAAAGACCTTTCTAAAATACGAAAGAAATATCCGAGTTACATAAATGCTGAAACATTTTACCAGGATATGGGTTCCCGATTAAGATTACCCAATAGAATAATGGGTTTAAATTACCAGACAGGCGGAGGTATAGTATATGGTACTATAGTAGAGATTGCAGGGTATGAGAGTACAGGTAAATCATTAATCGCTAAAGATTATGCTTATGCAGCTCAACAGCTGGGCGGTATGGTATTATGGGTGGATGCTGAAAGATGTTTTGACTTCCTATGGGCTGAACAAAATGGCTTAGATAGAAATAAGATTGAATTACTTAGAACCGAGGAAATAGAGGTAATCTCGGACTGGGTAAGAGATATGATTTTATACTGGAGAGCTAAACTAACCAACAATGAGCCTATATTATTGGTATGTGATAGTATAGCTGCATTAGAAACAGCAGACAATATAAAAGCTGATGCAATAGGGGGGAAAGCAGAGATGGGGAATAGAGCTAAAGCTATATATCAATTTTACCGACGCAGAAATAACCTTATTGACAAATATGGAGTATGCGTTGCAATGATTAATCAGGTTCGTAAGAAGGTAGGAGCTACATTGTATGAAGCTGCAGAAACAATGCCCGGCGGAGATAGTACAAAATTCTATGCTTCATTCCGAATAATGCTTAACCGAAGTAAACAGGTTAAGGGCTATAAATCTCGGGATGGTAAATGGAATGATAGTATTGATAAAGGGGTTAAGATTGGCCAGAATATCATCGTTGAAGTTCTTAAAAATAAAACTGCACCACCAAGACCTAAATTCAAAACAGAAGTATACTTCCTACCTGACAAATACGATTATGTGGGCTATAACAAATATGCAGGCATAAAAGAGATGGGTGAGTATATGGGTATTATAACTTCTAAAGGTTCAAGGTATTATTATAAGGACGAACAAATCTGTAATGGTGAGAAAAACTTTATTGATGCATTGCATGAGAAAAGTAAATTAAGACGACGAATAATAAAAGCCTTAGGTATAAACACAATTTCTAATTTCCAGGAAAGGTTGGAATCAATAGGTAAAAACCTTTATCCAGTAAAAGCTAAAAAATCAGAAGATGAAGGCGAGGACGAATAAAACACTTTTGGTTGATGGCAATAACCTATTCTATCGAGCTTACTTTTCACATGGTAAGCTCGCTTCGTTTAATGGGCAAAATATGTCAGCTATCTTTGGTATACTTAATATATTATCAGCCCTGCTTAGTAAATTTACTATCAATGAGGTAATAGTATGCTGGGATGGAAAGAAAGACCCAAACAGGTTAAAGCTATGGCCAGAGTATAAAGCTAAAAGAAAAAAGATTGGGCATGATTATGAGGATATGAATGCTCAGAAAAAACACATTAAAAAGCTTTTGCATCTACTCGGGGTTAAGCAGATAATAAATGATATGGAGGCTGATGACTTAATATATAAGGTTGTTAGGGAAAGAAGAAAAACTAAAAAGCCCATTATCATATTATCTACTGACAAGGACTTTGACCAATTAGTATCACGAAGAGTTTGGATTTGGAATGAGAAGGTTGGACAGATAATAACACCTAAGTCAATCAAACGATTAAAAGGCTACACTGCTGAACAATGTGTAGATTATCTTTGCCTTAAAGGTGATGATTCTGATAATATACCTGGTTACAAGGGTTTAGGAGAAAAAGGAATTGCTAAGTTCTTTGAGACCTTTCCTAATGGCATATATGAATATCTTGACTTAGAGGCTCCTTATGAAAAATTGGATAGGGATAAGATGTTAGAAGTATATAATAGAAACAGAGTTCTGATATGCTTACGAACATTCAATATGATGTACCATAGAAAGACAAAGTTAGAATATTACAAAAGTAATACTCCAATACTTAGAAAACAAAAATATGTTGAACTTGCAGCATCCTTAGGACTTCGCAAATTCAGAGAAGACAAATTTATTAATACCTTTAAAAAGCTTAATAATGACTAAAAAAGTAATTTTTGTTGCCTCTTCGGATTGGCATCTTAATAAATGGCCAGCATTCAATGAAAATAATCGTAGAATGTATTATAGCCTTGACCAATTTCGTTTAATATCTAAAGTATGCAGGAAGTATGAAGTACCCCATTTATTCTGTGCGGACCTTATACATAAACCAAAAGAAATAGATAATGAATTAAATGGTAAAGTAGGCCCTTTCTATCAAAAGTATTTTGAAGATTATCATATACCCTTTATAGGAATAGATGGTAATCATGATATGAGCCATAGGAATTTTATAGATAAAAGAAGCCCCACTCATTTAGACCGTTTTAAATTATTTAAAACCTTTCACAATATAAGTTTTAAATCCTTTGAATATAAAGGTACTGTTATTTGGGGAATACCCTATTTGAATAATAATATAGGCTTTGAAGATACAGTAAAAAAATTCAGAAAGCAATTAGACCCTAATAAAAGAAACATATTACTTATACATACAGATTTACCGGGGGCATTAGATACGAATGGCAGAGAGGTAAACACTGCTGATAATATAAGCCCGAGATTAAATAAATTATTTAAGGGCTTTGATATAGTATTATCTGGCCATATACATAAACCTCAACAAATAAGCAATAAGGTTTGGATGCTTGGAGCATTGCAGCAGCAGAGTCGAAAAGATGCAGGTTGTGAAATGGGTTACTGGTTAATCTATGAGGATAATACAGTAGGGTTTAAACCAGTAACTACTTACCCTCAATTTAAGGAGTATTTTAAAGGTGAAGAAAAGCCTGATGATTTCCATTATTACGATGAAGTAATACCTCCAACCAAAGATGTAGAGGAAGAAGGTAACTTCAGTACCAAAAATAGTAAAGCTTCATTAGTTAAAAAATACATGAAGATTTCCGGTATTAAGAGCAAAAGTAAAAAAGAATTATTACTAAACCTATTAACTGATTGATATGATAAACCTAATAGGAATGGAAGCCCAAGGATTTGCTTCATTAATCCAACCCTTTAAATTCAAATTGAATCAACCCGGCTTAAATGTAATTCAAGCTAAGAATGGTATAGGTAAGACTACCATTATTTCGTGTGTTTATTGGATTGCTTATGGTAAATCATTAAAGGGTAATTCCAGTGTAGAGACATGGAAAAAATACAGACCTAAAGATTATGCAGGTGTTTATGGGAAATTAACTTTCAAGAAGGCAAAGGTTAAATACGAAATAATCAGATGTAAGGATTTTAAGAATGATGTATTAGGGGCAAAAGGAAACAGCAGACTAATCCTATTGATTAATGGTGAAGATTTTAGTAAAACCCATAACAAAGAAAATCGAGATAAGCCCGATATACAAGCTGAAATATTAAAAATATTGGGTATGAGTTCAACCTTATTTAAGAACTCAGTTATCTTCGGACAAAAACTCAAAAGAATCATTGATGAAACAGGCCCAACAAAAAAGGAAGTATTTGAAGAGGCCTTTGAAGCTGGGTATATTAATAAGGGCTTAGATAAAGCTAAGAAATTACTAATAACTAAAAAGGCAGATTGGGCCCATACAGGTAATCAATTAACCCTATTAAAAGAGAAGTTAGATAGCTTGAGAAACCAAAGAAAATTGTTTAAGGATTTTGAGCAGGATAAAGCTGATAGAATTGCAGAGATAACTAAAAGCTTAAATAAGAATAAAAAAGACCTTTCCGAATTAAAAAGACCTTTATTCAGTAATGAAAACTTAAAGCTGGAGAAAGGTAACTTAATGTATGAGCAAGAGAAATTAGCTAAGCTTGAGGAATTGGATAGAAAGGCCTTTAAGTTAGATTTAGAGTTAAGAGGCCAGGAGAAGAGCTTGGATAATAAGGAAACAACCTTAGCTGCAAAGAAGCAAGCTGTTAAAGATATAAAAAACCGATGTAGTGAATGTGGCCAGAAGATTGATGAAAAACTAAGAGCCCAAAAACGTAATACCCTTTTATCTGAAATTGAGGATTTAAGGAAAATTATAAAAAAAGATAAAGAACTCTTAGAGCAGCAAAGGAATATACATATAGGCTACGAAAAGCAATTATCAAGTAAAAATCAGATAAAAGACAATATAATTCTCCTAACGAATCAAATTGAAAAACTTGAGAAAACAAAAAGACGGGTAGAGAATTATAAAATTGATAAACATAACATTGAGGTTGCTATAGAGAGGGATGAAGCCCTAATTAAAAAAGAAATGGCCCGAACTATTGATATTAATCCCAAAGAGTTAAAAGTAGGTATAAGGAAACTTAAGGAACAAATAGCTCCATTAGAAGTTGCTTATAAATCAATACGCAGAGATGTACACAATTTAGAGTGGGCAATATCAGACCCACTATCCAATAAAGGTTTAAAAGCCTTCATATTCAATTCAATGCTGGGCTCAATAAACCAAAGGCTTGAATATTATAGTAAATACCTAAAATTCAGAGTAGAGTTTGGGATTGATTTACAATCGGCAAGGAAAGACTTTTACACTATGATTTATAGGGAAGAGCAAATGTGCAGCTATGATGACCTATCCGGGGGCCAACAACAATTAACCAGTATAGCTTTGGCATTTGCTATACATGATACTCTGAATGATAACCCTGAAAAATCCTTTAATTGTTTATGGCTTGATGAAATCTTTGAAAGCTTAGATGTAGAGAATACAGATATAGTGGCAGATTTAATCCAAGCAAAGGCTGAAGATAAATGCTTATACCTTATTACTCACAATAAAGAGTTTAATGTAAGCAATGCAAATATCATAACCCTAGCCCAAGAAGCAGGAAACACTTACCTGCAGTAGACTACTATTAATACTTAACAATACTATCAATGGCGAT